ACGAAGGTGTCGAGGGTGCCGAGCGGGAACGCGATGCCCTCGCTCGCTGGGATCAGCGTCTCGGTTTCGCCGGTGGAGAGGGTGACGGTGGCGTTGTACTCCTCGAACATGATGCCGGCGAAGGGGAAGCGCCGGCGCGTATCTTCGCGGAGCGGTTGGGCGCCGGTCGAGGCATAGTACTTGTAGGCGTCCTCGACCTTGGCGTGGCCGATCAGCTTGTCGAAGAACTCAGGGCTGACGAGCGCCAACACGCCGGTCATGGTCTCGCCCTTGAGTTCCGTCTCGACCTTGCGCAGCACCTCGCGCACCTTGGCCTGGACGTTGGTACCGGCGGTGCCGAGCACGAAATCGACCGCCTGCTGGGAAAGCCCGAACTCGGTGAAGTAGTTGTAGAGCGTGGTGCCGGCGCCGTCCTTGACGATGCCGCGCAACGCATTGACCTCCATGTACTCGCGGGTCTGGGCGTGCTTGACCCGCATGCGAGTGAGCTTGCGCTCCATGACGGTGGCGAGCGGGTCGGCCGCGTCGGCGACGCCGAAACCGCGCACGCCCTGGATGTCCTGGGGCGTGATCACGTCGTCGTGGGGAATCCACGGCACCGTGAAGGAGCGCATCGAGCGCGTGTCGCGGTTGGCGACGGTGGCGGGACCGCCGAGCGGCACGGTCGGCAGGAGGTTCAGCACGCCTTCCGCCTGCTCGATGACGACGGAGCGCTGTGTGACGCCCTCGAAGCGGAACAGGCCCATCTGCCCGAGCCGGGTGTAGATGTTGGGCAGGATGTTGATGGCCTGGGTCATCTCGGCGAGCGAGTAGCCGCCCGCGTCGAACGGGTTGATCATGGCGACCATGATGTCGGGTCTCCTTGGGATGCGACGGGCATGAAAAAGACCCCGAAGGCGGACGCCTCGGAGCCGGTGACGGATTGGATCTGACGAGCGCGGATCAGGCGGTGTCGCGCGGCACGATACCGGCAGAGCTCAGCTCGGTGTGCTTGACGGTCGTCTTGGCCGCGTCATCGACGGAGGCGTCGAAGACGAGCGCCGCCTTGGAGACGATCGCCGGGCCGCGGGCAACCATGAGGCCGGTCCTATCGCCGGCCGTCGCGTCGACCGCCTCGATCAGGACGGCCGTTGCGACCTCCGCACCCTCGTCTCCGACGACCTCGGCGTCCGGCGACAGGCGGTACTTGCCCGAGGCGGTGATCCGGCCGAGGACGGATCCGAGCGCGTAGTTCGTGCCAGCCTTGAGGGTCACAGCCTCGCGGCAGTAGCTCGCATTGAGCTCGTATTTGAGCAGGTCGCCAAGGGTCGGCGACATGGTGAGAACGGTCATGATGATCCTTCCTTTCCTCAGCTGCGGTTGGCCGAGGCGCGCTCACGCGCACGACGCACGATGGGGCTTTCGCCGCCGTTCGATGCCGGCGAGCCGGCCGGTGACGGCGCCACGGCGACCACAGAGCTCGCCTCGGCGCGTGCCGCGAGGGCGTCGAGGATGGAGCTTCGCAGCGCATGCGGCGCAATCCCCTTGGCCATGGCGTCGGCGGCGTCGATGGCGACGCCCAGTCGGGCACCATGGACGGCAATGGCGGCGATCTCCGCATATTCGGCGCGCAACCGTTCCGCGGTGTGGTCGGTGGTGGGTACGTCGGTGGTCGCCGGCGCCGCGACCGGCGGTGCGGGCTGCGGCGTATCGGGGGTTTCCGGTTCGGGCGCGTTCGTCTCGATGACGGCGTCGCCATCGATCGCCGCACCGGCATTGGGGTCGATGGTCATTTCGGTCTTTCTCCTTGGAGGTTGACGACTGCGGGCGCTCTGCGAAGCACCCCTGATCAGGCGTGGCGGGTCGAGCATCCGGGTGAGATCGGCAAGTGCGTGGCCGACGGTGCCGACTTGGTCGGCAAGGCCGGCGTCGATGCCCCGCTGGCCCCGATAGATCGCGGCCTGCGTCGCGTGGACAGCGTCGGGGCTCATGTTCCGGTTGCGCGCCACCAGGGTGACGAGGTCGGCATGGAGCGCGTCGACATCCGCCTGGATCGCCGACAACGCCGTATCCGAAAGCGGCTCGTGGGCATTGCCCTCGATCTTGCGATCGCCCGCGTGAACGAGCGTCCATTTGAGGCCGGCCATGACGTCGGCGATGCTCTCGTCGACATGGATGGCCACGACGCCGATGGATCCGACCTCCGCCGTCCGGGTGACGTAAAGGCGGTCCGCCACGCTGGCGATGGCAAAGGCAGCCGACAGCGCGCTTTCGCTCGCGACAGCCCAGAGTGGCTTCTGCGCGGCTTCGCGCAAGGACACGAGGCGATCGACCAGATCGAAGAGACCGCCGACCTCACCGCCTGGCGAGTCCAGTTCCAGCAACACGGCCCGCGCAGCTGGATCGGCCAGCGCGGCCTCCACGGCAAAAGCGATCTCGCCATAGTCGCTGGCGCCCAGAAAACCGGTGAGCCAGTCGCCACGCGTCACCAATGGCCCGAGGATCGGCACCACGGCGATGCCGGGACCGGTTACGGAATGGCTCGCCACCTGCGGCGCATCGCGGGCCGGAAGCATGGCCTGGCGTGTATCGAGCATTGGGCCGGCGGCGAGCAGGCCGTCGAGCGCTCGCGGGGCGATCGCCAAGGGCCGACCGCCGAGCCGGGTGAGCAGCGGATTCAATCGCGTCATGGAAACCTCAGTCGGCGGCGACGTTCGCCTGGTTGTCCGCTGGTGCTGCCTCTTGAGCATCGGTCAGCAGCCTCGGGTCGGATGAGGCGCTGCCGAAGGAGAGGCCAAGCTGGCGCTCTCGCGCACGGTCCGCAGCAATCTCGGCATCGACCTGATCGGCGTCATAGCCGCGCTCGGCGAGCGCCTGTGTCCGGCTCTTCAGCCCCGCCTCGATCTGTTCGATCTCGGCGCGCGCGTCCTTCAGCGGATCGACCCAGTCCCATTTGGGCGGCAGCCAGGAACAGCCGAGATAAACGCGCCTCTGCTGTTCGTAATCGGGCAAGGCAATCGCGCCCGCCATGACCGCCGTATCGAGCCATCGCGCCCAGACCCGTCGACAGATTTGCCAGACCATGACCGAGTGCTGGTAGGCCTCGATGCGGCGGCGGAACTCGAGGAGCGCGAGCCGCGAGTTCGAGTAGTTTGCCTTCAGCATGTCATTCGACAGATACGCATACGGGATGCCGAGCGCCGCCGAGACCTGCAGCAACGTGCGGTACTGGAACGGCTCGTAGGTCTGGCCGACATCGGCAGGCGCCGAGGTCTGCACTTCCTCGCCCGGCTCCAGCATCACGATCTGGCCGGGCTGCAGATCCATCGTCCGCTCGCCGCCTTCGTCGCTCTCGGCGATGTCGAAGGGCTCCGCCGGCGCCGGCGTGGTGATGAAGAGCGCATGCATGGCCGCGACCTTCTTACGGTCGAGCTCGGCGTCGTCGTACTGATCGAGCAGGAACAGCTTCACGATGCCCGGCGCAAAGCGGGAAATCCCGCGCAACTGCCCAGCATCGACCGGATCGATGACGTGGATGACCTCGGCCGCCGACACCCGCACGATCTCGCCGGCGAGCCCTGGATCGGTCACGTCACCCGGATGGCGGCGCAGGAAGTGGTAGGCGACGCGCCTGCCGATCCGGTCGAACTCAATCCCCTGACGGACGACATTACCGCCGGGAAGCTGCTCGTTGCGGCTGAGCGGCAGCATCTCGGAGGGGATCATCTGCAGCTGCAGCGGCACCATGAGCCCGTCATCGGGCCGGCGCGGACGGAAGCGGAAGAACACTTCACCGGCGATGAATACCTCGCGCGCGGCGCGCCGCTGCTGGCCATAGAAATCGGTGAACCCCTCGGCGTCGCTGTCGTCGGTCCAGTCGAGCCAGAGGCGCTGCACGCGCGCCTTGAGTTCGGCATCGGCGATCAGGGACGACGGTTTGATGCCGTCGCCCACCACATTGCCGGCCCAACTCTCGATGGCGTTCGCCGCATAGCCGTTGTTGCGGACCAGCCATCGGGCGCGCGCGGTGATGTCGGCGCCGGCGGCGGCAATCAGCGTGTTGAGATGCGCCCGGCTCGGCTGGAAGTGCCGCAGCCTTCGGCTTCCCTGGCCCGCCTCGAAGCCGCCCACCAGAGCGCCGATGCGGCGGCGCCACCGTGTGATCGATTCCAGCACGGGTCAGAGCCCCTTGCTTGCCGTCGTGCGAACGATGCGGCGGCGCGTGCCGCTCTGCGCATCTGCGATACGCCGCTCAAGATCGGAGATCGCAGCCGCCATCTCAGCGTCGCTGGCATAGGTGATGCGGCGCCCCTCGACCTCGACGGTGCGCACGCCGCGAAAGCGGGCGGCGAGCAGCGCATCTCGCCGCGCGATCATGTCCTCAAGGGTCATGGTCTGGGTCTCAACTCAGATAGCTGGGCGTGAACACCCGTCGGCCGCGCCGGGCAGGCGCTCGTCGCACCAGACCCGCGGAGGCGGTCTCTGGCGTGCCGGGGTCAGAGGCCGTGGTCTCTGGCCCCACTGTGTTGCTCGGATCGAGCGAGCCGACCTGGCGTTCGAGATCGCGCCATTTCTGCTCGCCCCAGCGGTCGGCACCGGCGATCCAGGCGGCGGCACGGGCATAGACCCGGCAATCCAGCGCCTCGTTGCGTTCGCGGAGCTTCTGCCATTCGAGCCGCTGAAACCCGCGCCTGGTCTTCACCGTCACCAGCTGTTCGGCGACGAACTGCTTGCACCACTCGCTGTCGGCCCAAGCCGGCAGGTGGATGGTCCCTGCGGGAAAGCTGGCGCCTCCGGCACGCTCCTCGTCGGTCGGCCGTTCGAGCCGGAGGTAGCGATAGGTCTCGGCCTTGAAGGTCGAGACCGCGACCGACCACAGCCGCGCGCCGCGCCGCAATCGCTTGCCGCCGGCGGTCGCATCGACATAGGTCGGGCCGGAGACCGGGCTCGCCCGATTGAAACCCTCGACACCCTTGACTGGCGCCACCTGCGCGAAGCCGGCGCGCCGTGCCCAGCCGTAGACCGACGGCGCCTCGAAGCCGGTGTCGATCGCGAGGCGCGACAGGCCCATCGCCACCCCAGAGGCGTGCGGCCAGTTGCGGCTCAAGAGACCGTCCAACGCGGACCATGCGGCGGCGTGTTCGGGGCCGCCCTCAATGACGATGTGGTCGATGAGCCAGCTCTCCAGCCCGCGACCCCATGCCCAGACATCGACCTCGATGCGATCCTTCTGGACGTCGGCGCCGGCGGTGAGAAACAGGCCGCCCATCGGCACCGTGCCGGCCGGCCAGCTTTCCCTACGATCGTAGAGCCGCTGCCAGTCCGGCGCTTCGCCCGTCTCGACCCATGTCTCGCCCAGCGATGTATTGACGAAGGTCTTCATCGCCTCGTCGCCGTGATCCTTCGCCGACAGAAAGGTGCGCACCATGGCTTCCAAGCGGACCCAGGAGGAATAGACCTCGTTCAGGTGAAAGCCGGCGATGCCGTCGAACGGGGCCTCAGCCCGCCATTCGCCCCGGCGCACGGCGGCCCAGCGTTCGGCGTCGCTCCAATGCACGCCGCAATGGCGGCATTGGTATCGCGCGGTCTCCGGCCGGTGGGCGCCGTCCGCGTCGCGGTCCCAGCGAACCTGCTCCCAGACCAGCGTCTGATGCTCGCCGCATTCCGGGCACGGCGCGAAGAAGCGGCGCCTGTCGCTTTCGGTGAACGCCGTCTCGATCCGGCTCGCGCCACGGATGGTCGGCGTCGAGACCAGGACGATCTTGCGGTTCCAGAAGGTGACCGTGCGCTTCTTCGCCAGATTGACCGGATCGCCCTCGGCGCCGGCGCTGAACGGATAGCGGTCGACCTCGTCGCACAGGAGGATGCGGATCGGCCGGCTGGCCAGGCCCGAGGGTGCATTGGCGCCGACGATGGTCAGATGCCCGCCGGGAAACTTCTTGTGCAGGATCTTGTTCGACCCGTCCCGCGACTTCGGATCCGAGATGCGCCCATGCAGACAGGGCGTATCGCGCGCCATCGGCGAGAAACGGTCCTTCGACCAGGTCTCCGCATCGCGTTCCGTCGGCATCACCACCATCACCGGCGCCGGGTCCTGGTCGATGTGGAATGCAACGGTGTTGAGCAGCACCTCCGTCTTGCCGGTCTGGCTCGACGACATCACGACGACGCTTTCGACCGCCGGATCGGAGATCGCGTCCATGATGCCGCGCTGGTAGATGGCCCGCTCGGTGCGCCAGCGGCCGGGCTCGGCGCTGGCTTCGGAACTCAGGCGGCGCCTGGCGTCGGCCCACTCACTGATCGTCAGGGTCGGCGGCGGCGCCAGGATCGTCAGCGCCTTGCGCGTCGCCTGCGCCAGCCGCGCCGGCCCCTTCAGCACCAACGGCGATGGCCGGGAGGCTGGCGAGTTCCGCGAGCGCTTCGGTGATCGCGTCGCGGATCTGCGCGCGCGTGCCGGCAATGGTCGTCTCCTCGTGGACGAGCGGCGCCAGCCTGTCGGGCAGGACCAGCAGACGCGCGCGCAGGCGGGCCAGCACGGCGATCCAAGCCTCCTCGACCTGAGCGGCCGGCAAGAGGTCGCCGCGCCGGACAGCTGCGTCCATTTCGGCGAGATCGGCCTTGGCCTTGATCAGCCGGGCGCGCTCGACACCGAAATCGGCGGCGCCCGTCTGCGACCGCGTCGCCAGTTCGCGCAGGTAGCGCACATAGCCGCGCACCGTGCCGACGAGATCGTAGCGCCCGCGTTCGGGGCCGGTGCGAGCTGACGCCGGGATGATCCCGTCGCGCGCCAGCTGCTGGACCCGCCTTTCGGTCAGGTCCAGGAGCCGAGCGATGACCGCGATCGGTTGGGTATTGGTCGCCATGAACGGGGGCCGCTCCCGGGCAAGATCAGGTCATGTCGGGAGCCCCGCCATCACTGCATAAAAAGCAATGAAATGATGCACTTATCGACTTGATGAGGGCGTCGGTCAGAGCCTGTATGGGGTCACCATCAAGCGCTGGAGACCGCCATGACCAAGTCCAGAAACACCGCTACCGCCCTCGACGCATTCATCGCCAAGAAGGCGGAAATCGACACGATGCTGGAGCGCATCAAGGTGCTGAGCGACGACCATTTCGACACCAGCCCCGACGAGATCAACTGGGGCCATGTCGGAACGCTCAGCCACTACACCGAACTCCTGAAGCGCATCACCGACGCAGCCTTCAAGGAGGGCGAGCACGCCGATTAGACGCGCCGCTTCCCGCCTTCGCCCCGATAGGCTCACCCTCGGGGCTCGGGGCAGTAGAAGGTCCGCGATGGTCGCGCGCCTCTCCTGAAGAAGGATTGCCCCATGACCAAACTCTCCGACACACAGATGATCGTCCTCAGCGCCGCCGCGCAGCGCGCGAACATGCTGGCGCTACCGCTCCCGAAGAACCTCAAGGGCGGCGCAGCGCAGAAAGTGATCGCTTCGCTCCTCAAGCAGGGCCTGCTCGAAGAGATCGATGCCGACACGCGCATCGGCGAACACGTTTGGCGCGAGGCCGGCGACGGCCACGGCGTCACACTCGCGATCACCGAGCACGGGCTCGCCGCCATCGGCATCGAGCCGGAGGCCTCGCGTGACTCTGCGGAGCCCACGCAAAGCGGTCACGCTGCCGTCAAGACGTCATCGAAGCCAAATGCCCGCGAAGGCAGCAAGCAGGCCCAGCTGATCGCCATGCTGCAGGGCGCCGACGGAGCAACCGTCGCCGAGATCGCCGCCGCATTCGGGTGGCAGCCGCACACCGTGCGCGGCGCCATCGCCGGGGCGCTCAAGAAGAAGCTCGGGCTCGACGTGACCTCCGAGAAGGTCGACGGACGCGGTCGGGTCTACCGCCTCAGCCGGGAGGGCTGAGGCTATGGCGAGGATCACCATACACGACCGTCTCGTCGCCGCCCTGCAGCACCGAGGCGAAGCGATCATCGCTGATGCACGCTCGACCCGCTACACGGTCCTCACGCGAACGCGCCGGGAAACCGGCGAGCAGGTCGGCTTCTATTTTGTCGGCCGTGCTGGCGCGCTCCGGGCCGGCCGCACGGTGGCCGAGAGCCGACCGGTGGGCGCCGACTTCCGGGCGAAGCTGCTCGGAGCGACCGCCAGTTGACACGTCATCATCACTGAAGCGCCGCTGCCCGCGATGGGCGGCGGCGTTTCGCTTATGCAGACAAAGCGCGCATCCGTTCGAAGATGCGCCGCACGGCATAGCTACGTGCCACCGAGACCAGCGTGAACAGAGCGCCGATCAACAGATTGTCGCTCAGGGACACTTGCAGACCGAACAACGGGAAGACCGCGATCTGGGTCAGCACGGCCACGCCGTAGCCGATAGCGACATTGCTCAACGCCTCGATCAAAGACATCCGGCGCGATTGCTTCATGCCGCGTCCTTTGCGCCGTCGCCAGCGCCAAGACGCGCGGCTTTCACCTCTTCGAAGCTGCGATCTTCGTCGTCCAGTTTCGCCGACTTCCCCGTGAATACCTGCCAGCGGTTGACGATGACGTCGCAGAAGGTCTCGGAGAGTTCGAGCCCAAAGACGCGTCGCCCTGTGCGCTCGCCTGCGATGAGTTGCGAGCCCGAGCCGGAGAACGGCTCGTAGCAGATTTCGCCTGGCACGGTGTGCAGCTCCATCGGCAGCGTGAACACGCGCACCGGTTTCGAGGTCGGGTGCTCGCGCGTCTCGATCTCACTCGACGGGATGGACCACACGGTCGTCGGCCAGTTCTCGAAGCCTTCACGATTAACACGCGGCTTGTTGCCCGAGCGCCAGCCGAACAGGCAGGGCTCGTGCGCCCACAGCATGATCGAGCGCGTCAGCACCGGACGGCTCTTGGCCCAGATGATCTGCTGGTGATGCAGAACGTCGAATTTGGACCAGCAGGCTTCCAGCATCGCCTGGCGCCGCGAGGCGTGCCAGCAATACCAGGCCGCGTCCTCCTTGATGGCGCAGTCGATGGCGACCTGCATGAAGGCCTCATAGAACTGCGGACCCTGGGATGAATCGTCCCAATGCTTCTGCTCGATGTAGTCGTCGGACCAGTCCTTGTTGGCGATCTTCTTGGCCCGGGCCGACGCGTTCTTCTTCGTCGGGTGGTTGGTGCCGTCATAGTCGACGAGATAGGGCGGGTCGGTTGCGAACAGCGCGGCGCGCTCGCCGTTCATCAGGCGGGTGACGTCCTCGGCCGAAGTCGAGTCTCCGCAGAGCAGGCGGTGGTCCCCAAGGATCCAGAGATCGCCGCGGCGGGTGACAGGCGTGGCGGCCGGCTCCGGAACCTCGTCTTCGTCCACCAGCCCCTCGACGGGCGCCTCGGCCAGGAGACGGGCCAGTTCATCGTCTTCGAAACCGGTCAGCGCCAGGTCGAACTCGTCGAGCTTCAGATCGGCCAGTTCGAGTTTCAGCAGCTCGTCATCCCAGCTCGCATTCTGATGCGAGCGGTTGTCCATCAGCCGGTAGGCGCGCAGCTGCGCCGGCGTCAGGCCATGCGCGACATGCACCGGGACGCTCGTCATACCGAGCCGCTTGGCCGCCTCGTAGCGGGTGTGGCCGACGACGATCAACATGTCCTCGTCGACGACGATCGGCTGACGCCAGCCGAACTCGGCCAGCGAGGCGGCGACCGTGGCGACAGCCTCCTCGTTGCGCCGCGGGTTGCGCGCATAGGGCACAAGCTTGTCGATCGGCGTT